GTACTGGAACAGCCCCATTATATGCTTTTGCTAAAGCCATAATAGTAGTTCCTTTTCAGAAAAAAGTTAAAAATTAAGCGTCAAACTTAGCTTGTTTTCCTGTTGACACTCGCTGTTTGCTTGAATCATAAATAGGCATTCTACGGTCAGGATGATCACCATGTAGTCTATTAGATATGGCATCTTCCATTTGCTGTGTACGCTTTGCTTGTTGCGCCTGTATAGCTTCGTGGTATTCTATTCGTTGTTTAGCGAGGGCTACGTCACCTCGTAATATACAACCACCTAGACTTCCTTCTTCCTTTACTTTAAATCCAGAAGATAACTCAGGACAGTCTTTAGCTAAAACAAATGTCCAACCCTCACGTTCTTTCTTTCCAATGTTTTGATGATCTTCTTGACCATCTAACATTATCCGTATCCACCTTAAAACAAACCCCTGATCAAGAAATTGATTCTTAATACTTTCTGGAATCTGTAACCAATCATTATCTTCAATCGCTGACATGATAGCTTCGTGAGATAAGTTCTCTCTTTCTTCCATCATTCTTGATATATTACGATTAGTTGTTTCAACTTGTTGTGAGTTTTCATCTATTTCGTTTTTTTCCGTATTTACTTCTTCAACCATTTACTTTCTCCGCATTGTGTGTATGTTAAACGACAGTCGTATAATCGCCATCAGATCTATCTGCTTTCGCTTTCTCAGCTGCGTATCTTTCAAGAGGTATGCTCCATTTTTCCGCTAAACGTACATCTTCTTTTGTAAGTTTAACTTTATTTCTAGAGACAGGAGAATGCGACCTTCCTGCTACCACTTGTTTAGGCTTTTTCGGAGTAGCCTTTTCCGACACTTCATTATCACCAAACTTAGATGGTAATTCTTCTTTAAGACGGGCATTTACTTTTTCATAAAAAGAAGGATCACTTGGATCTTCGCCCTGCTCTTTTAATTCTGCATCAATTGATAAAGCAACAGCTGTAGCTGTACGATCTTTACCAAACCAATCATTTGTCTCAGCCCAATCTTTTGCAAGAGGGTCTATCTCAGGAGGAGCAGCATCATAGTGCTTCTGTCTCTTTTCTTCTTCTTCCTGATATTGTGTCTTTTGTTGTTCGATCCATTGTTTCTTTTGATCAATCAACCTTAACTCTGTCTTAGCTTCCGCTAACTCTTCTTGTGCGCTTAGTACACCATCTTTGTTTCCTGCATCATAAGCTTCTTTAAACTTATTACGTGCATTCTCAAGTTTAGAGTTTACTTCACCTTCTTTAGCTTCTGCTAACGCACCATCGTAATCGTAACGTATCTTACCAACTTCAGACATCTGTTGACGTAAAGCAACTAATTCTTCTTTTGCTTTAAATAACTCTTCGTCACGGTCTTTACGTTGTTTTATTAACTGACGTATTCTTTTTTCAGCACCTTTAGTTTCAATTCCTTCTAACTCAGGTTCTTTTTCTTCAGATGCTTCTTGTTCAATTTCAACTTCAGGCTGAAGATCAACTTCAACAGTTTCTTCAGCTTCAACCTCTAAATCTTCAGGAGCTTGATTTAATTCAATCTTACCCCATTCGTTTTCGTTTTCGTCAGTCATTTTATCTTTCTCCGCAGTTGCGATTCTACGCTTACGCTACAAGTGAATACATGGGGTCTATATCAGCAGGGTCTTCAATCGTCATAATGACTTGATCATCATATATAAGTAAGTAACGAATTCCCTGATATATAAACTTTTGTCCTGTATGTTTACCGTAACACACATAATCTCCTTCACTACACCATGATCCTGAAGGAAACTTTCCTTTATCTTTATACGCTAAAGAACCAACCTTCACAACCCTTCCGACAGTTGTCAGATATTGAATGTCATCTTTAAACTTATCTGGCATAAGAATTCCACCTTTTGTCTTTGTTCTTATTGACAAAGGGCGACAAAGTATATGATAACCGGGAACATTAGGTAAAGTACTAGGATCTGGGGATTTCTCATCCGTAATCCATTCGTCATTCTGTGTAGAGTTTGACATATTGGGCTGAAGAACCATTTAATAATTACTCCGCATCTTCTTCAAGGTTTTCCATAACAGTAGCATGATAATCATCTACCACATGTACAGATCTTGTCAACCCCTCTATCACTCCTGTTAAATTTTTATATTGAGTAAAGTCTTCACACATACCAGCAGCAAGCTGTTCTGATATCTGATCTATTTGTTTTTGAATTAAATCTTTTATTTCTTGAATATCTTGAAACAATTAAAAATACCTTTCTGTAGTGTTATTTCTTTTCACTACTATAAGTCTTTTTAAACTTTACATCAAGGTATTTACACAGCCCTTCCCAGTATTCATCGAAATTATCATAATCTTTTTTTTCAGGCTTAATGGCTGTATGGTCTACACCCTCTTCATTTAAAGGTACATCTGTCACCCAACTACCTTTACTATATCAATAACTGCTACACTTATGGCTGTATAACTTATTACTGTAAAAAGTAATATCATGTTTTTCTCATCTTTTTAAAAGTTTTTGCTAAATTAGCTTGTTTACGTGTTCTTGGATTTTTACTTTTAGAAGCTTTATTTAATTGTGCTGCTGTAATATTTTCACCTTTTTTAACACCAAGTTTTTTACGCAAAGCACCGGGACGTTTAACCGCACCTTGAATCCAATTTTTTTTAGATTTAGGTTTTTTTGTTTTTGAAATTTTTCTTGACATACTACTACCCTTTACCTTTCTTCAGTTAGGATGCTTACCATTATGCATATGTTCTACATTTTTTACTCGTGCTTTAATATCTTCAATCTCAGAAAGCAACCTACCTAATTCCCTGTTACGTCTTTCTAGATTACTAGGACTTAAAATATCTGATAATACTTTTATTTGCGATGACTTAACCGCACTTCCTGCTTCTACAATATCCAGCTTATTATATATTTCTTGAATATTCTCTTTCATTTCGTCACGGCTTTTCAACAAGTTTTTTACTTGTGTCCTGACTAGCATCCATGCTCCTGATAAGGATGCTAAAACCGCAGCTAACTGTAACAGCATTCTGCTATCTAATGCAATCGGTTCCATTTAATCTGCTCACCTTTAAATTCTTGTTTCTTTTCAAACTTTTTCTTTTTTAGTTCTTTCTCTATTTTATCTGGATCTTCAGTTGTACATTTTGAAACAGCAGATACAAGAGGAAATTTATTAGAAGAAGCTTGAATTATACTTGCTCCTCTTAAATAACATTCTTCAACAGAAGCATAAGGACCAAGCTCATCTTGTAACAGTGTAGGGCATTGCTGTGCAAATATACAAATTATAACAAACGAATAAAACATTATGCTAAGTTAAATAAATTTCCTTCTGTTTCCCTTCGTCTTACCAGACCTTTAAGAGGCTTACCGTTCTGATTAACCCAACCATTCTCTTCTGAAAATGCTTGGTTATGGAACTCTTCAAAGTCTCCATTATTTAAAGCCTGTAACGCTCTACTTCTTTTAAATGCACCTATGCCTATATTATCTACAAGAGATATAATAGCTGTTCTTTCATTCTTTCTTAAAGACACATCAATAACATCTACTAATATCTCATCAAGGTCTTCTAATCTTTCTTTAAGATCTTCACGGGCTTCTTCTTCTGTTATAGTTAGTTTACCTGATTGAGTATCGCCATACCCAATTGTTAGAATGTTTTGTTCTTTTTCCCATTCAGTTGCGTAGTAAGCTTCTGGTTCAAAAGATTCAAACTCAGCTACAATATCAACAGGTTCTGTATTTCTATGTATTGAAATTGTCATTCACCTTTATTATAAAATATTCCATCTCTTATCTGTTTAGCCATGTTTTCAGCCCTATCAGGAAGCCTTTTATAAAACTCTGTTTTTCCTATTTTTTTACCGTTTTTATCGAAGTTAAATAAAACATTATCAGCAGCTTTTTCAAATTCTCCATTTTTCATATGTTTATACATTTCAGTAAAACCTCCTTCAACTTTACCAGCTGTTTTACCGAATCCCATATTAAAACCCATATTAACAAGTGCTGCTTTACGTGCTGGATTTAATTTACCAAATGTTACATTACTTCCTTTCATATCTTTTCTAAAATTTTTCTCCAGTTCGGATATTCTTTGTTTTACTATTTTATCATTTATCTTTTTAGGAAGCTTTTTACCACCTTTTGTTGCCTTTATAATTTCATCTTTTTGATTTGGTTTTAAAAATTTAAAATTAAGTCCTGAACCATATGCTATCCCATTTGTATCTGGGTAACCTTTTGAATTTGAATTAAATCCTTCATAAGACATAATACTATTAAATGTTGCATCTTTAATATTAGGTCTTGCATCAACAGGACTATCTAGAGTCGGAACTTTTTTATCAGCTAATTCCATTTCTTTGTCACGAGCTTGTACTTCTTTCTTAGGAAATACTTCACTTAAAGGACGAGCATCCCATGAATTTGGTGCAATACTTACATTAGCCCACCATTTAGAAACTGTATCTAATATTCCTTTATCATCAACACTTCCGGGTTCTGGTACACCACTTATCATACTATTTTTTTGATCTTTAGCTTGTTGTTGTCTCCGTGCCTCA